GCCACGCGGAGAATTTTTGGGTCGGGCGAAACTTGAATTTCGGGGGCTAATCAAGATGGGGTGGGGCGGATCGCGGAAGGGGGCGGGGCGGAAGGCCGCGAAACCGGCCGTCTCCGAGCCTTCGCCGCCCGCTCCGGAGCCCGCGCCGATTGAGCATTCCGACAAGTCGCCGGAGCAGGTGATGGATTTCGCCATGCGGTCGCTCCTAACGGACGGCAAGTCGAAGGACGCGGCCAAGGTCGCCAACGACATCCTGAAACTGCGCGCCGCCAAGGTTCCCCCCGCCGGCAAGAAGCAATCCGCCGACGAACTGGCCCGCGCGGCGATGGGCGGCGGGCGGTTCGCGCCGCGGCCCGCGCCGAAGCTGAACTGAAACCTTGACGCTCCCGACCTGGACGACCGCGTGCCCGGATTGGGAAAAGCGCATCCTCGCCGGCAGGTCGCTGATCCCGTTCAAGCCGCTGTTCCCGGACGTCGCCGACGCCGCGCTCGACTATTTCAAGGCGCTGCGCATCGCCGACGCCGCGGGCTCGCCGACGATCGGCGAGTCGAGCCGGCCCTGGCTGATCGATTTCGCCGCCGCGATCTTTGGCGCCTACGACGAGGCGTCGGGGCGTCGCCTGATCCGCGAATTCTTCCTGCTGATCAGCAAAAAAAACGGCAAATCGACCACCGCCGCCGGCGTCATGATCACGGCGCTGCTGCTCAACTGGCGCCAGAGCGCCGAATTCTACATCCTCGCGCCCACGCTCGAGGTCGCGAACAACAGTTTCTACGCCGCCCGCGACATGGTGAAGGTCGATCCCGAGCTCGCCGAGCTGCTGCACGTGCAGGAGCACATCAAGACCATCACGCACCGCGGTACGCGCGCCTTTTTAAAGGTCGTCGCCGCCGACGCCGAGACCGTCTCGGGCAAGAAGACCACCGGGATCCTGGTCGACGAGGTCTGGCTGTTCGGCAAACGCGCCAACGCCGCCAACATGCTCTCCGAAGCCACCGGCGGCCTGGTCTCTCGCCCCGAGGGTTTCATTATCTGGCTCTCGACCCAGTCCGACGAGCCGCCGGCCGGCGTTTTCAAGGAAAAACTCGCCTACTTCCGCCAGGTCCGCGACGGCGCGATCGTCGATCCGCGCTCGCTACCGGTGATCTATGAATTTCCGCCTGGCATGGTGAAGTCGAAGGGCTATCTCAACCCCGACAAGTTCTTCGTCACCAATCCGAATCTTGGCATGTCCGTCGACAAGGAATGGCTGGTCGACAAGCTGAAGCAGGACCAGACGGCGGGCGACCACGCGGTCAACCTGTTCTTGGCCAAGCATCTCAATATCGAGATCGGCCAGAACCTGCGCACCGATCGCTGGGCCGGCGCCGATAGCTGGGCCGCCGCGGTCGATCCGACACTGACGCTGGAAAGCCTGCTCGCCCGCTCCGACGTCGCCTGCGTCGGCATCGACGGCGGCGGCCTGGACGATCTCCTGTCGATCTACGTCATCGGCCGCGAGACAGGTTCGCGCCGCTGGCTCGGGTGGGGCAAGAGCTTCGTCCACATCAAGGGCCTGCGTCGCCGCAAGGCGATTGCCAGCGTGCTGATCGACTTCGCCCGCGGCGGCGACCTGGTGGTGGTCGACAACAGCGGCCCTATCGACAATTCGCGGCTCGAAGCCCTCGTCGCGGCGGAAACCTACGAAGAACCGCCGCGCGAGCTCGTTCCCGATGGCGAGGAATATCCGATCCCGCCCGACATCGCGGGCGTGGTCGAGATCTGCGTCCAGGTCGATAAGGCCGGGCTGCTCGACAGCGTCGGCATCGACCCGGCCGGCGTCGGCCTCATCGTCGACGCGCTCGCCAAGCGGCGCATCTACGCCGAGGTAGAGGGCGAGGCGACGCGGGTGCACGGCGTGAGCCAGGGCTTCCAATTGATGGGCCCGATCAAAAGCGCCGAGCGCAAGCTGGAGGACGGAACGCTGCGGCACGCCGATCAGCCGATCCTCGCCTGGGCGGTCGGCAACGCCAAGACCGAGGCGCGCGGCAACGCGGTGATGATCACCAAGGCGGCGGCCGGCTCGGCCAAGATCGACCCGCTGATGGCGCTGTTCGACGCCGCCGCGCGCATGTCGCTCAACCCGGAACTCGACCGGTCGATTTACAGCGCCGATCGCGGCTTCGCGTCGTTCGGCTGAGGAGCGCGCGATGAGTCTCTGGTCGCGCTTGTTCGGCGCCCGCAAGCGCAACGACGACGCCGGCTGGGGCCTGTTCTCGAGCCATGCAAGCTCCGGCGTCGACGTCAGCCAGGGCACGGCGCTCACCGCGACCACGGTGCTCGCGGCGGTCACCATGCTTTGCGAGGATTTCGCCAAGCTCGACCCGACCATCTACCGCCGCCATCCCGACGGCTCGCGCAGCATCGCGACCGACCACGATCTCTACGCGCTGCTCTACACGCCGAACGACTATCAGAACTATTTCGAATGGGCGGAGATGATGCAGCTCAGCCTGGTGCTGAGGGGCAACGCCTTCGCGGTGAAGATCCGCGACCGTTCGGGCCGGGTCATCATGCTGATTCCCGTCAACGCCGACTGGGTCGCGCTATGGGAAGCGCCGACCGGCGAAATTTTCTACCGCGTCACGCCGAACGGCCTGCACATGCGCGCCGAGCTGATCGGCCAGCCGTTCCTGATACCGTCCGAGGACATCCTTCACGTCAAGGGGTTCAGCCTCAACGGCCTGGTGGGCGCTAGCCGCATAGCGCTGGCCAAGGAGGCGATCGGCCTCACCTTGGGCTATGAGCGCCAGGCGGCCGGCTACATGGCGCAGGGCGCCGCCGCCAGCGGCGTGCTGACGACCGACAAGACGCTGAGCGAGGCCGGCGTCGAGCGCATGAAGGCCGACTGGAAGGCCACGAAGACCGGCGTCCCGAACGCCGGCAAGGTAATGATCCTCGAACAGGGTCTGAAATATCAGCCGGTGACGCTGAACGCGGTCGACGCGCAGTTCATCGCGGCGCGCAACCTACAAATTCAGGAAGTGACGCGCATCTTCCGCATCCCCGCGCATATGATCGGCGATCTCGCGCGCTCGACCAACAACAACATTTCGCAGCTCGCGCAGGAATACATCAACCTGACGATGTCGGGTTACACGCGCCGGTGGGGCTGGAAGTTCGACGTCGATTTCGGTCTGCGCGCGCAGGGCCTATTCGTCGATTACGACCTGACCCAGCTCAGCCGCGCCGATCAGACGACGCGCTACAACAATTACGCCCGCGGCATCATGGGCGGCTTTTTGAAGCCTAACGAGGCCCGCATCGACGACGGCCGCGCGCCTGATCCGAAGGGCGACGAACTGCTGCAACCCGCCAATTCCTCTCCGATGGGCTCCCAAGCCAGCGGCGGCGACGCCGGGGGAGGGCGGCCCGAGGGCGGCTCGGCCGATGAGAGCGTGGCGCCCAGCCCGAGCGAGGTGAAGTGATGGACGCCTTGTTCTACGTCTGGGAATTCTCGCACCAGATCGAAGACTTTGTCCCGATCGCCGCCTTCGTCGATTTAGCCTCCGCCGAGCGCCTGAGGTCGGCGCGATGGGCCGCCGGCGCCTGCGTCGGCATCCTTCAGGAAACGGAAGACGAAGCCAACGCCCGAATAGCGGAGATCGGGACCGCCGTCCCGTCGCCAGAGAGGCCGGCGACGCCCGAGGAGGAAGATCAGATCGCCGAGCAATTCGCGCGATTAGGCGCCGAAATCGTCGTCGAGGGCGGCGTCGCGAGTTCCCGCGCGGCCGAACCCGCGCCAGCTTCCAAGCTCAACTGAAGCGAGACCGCATGAGAACCGCGATCCTGGACGTTGACGCGCGCGTGCTGACCGAGACCGTGCGTCAGCTAGACCTTCTGGGCATTCTGATCGAAATGATTCTGCCGCGCCGCCGTCATGGCGACCTGCTGGTCTTCGTAAGAGGCGATGCTCTGCCTCCCGAATGCGAGAAGCACCGATTGATGGTGAGGCTGTTAATTCGCGTGAACGAAGGCGAGCACGGCGCCCGCGACTTTTCCGCGGAGCTTCTGACGCTCGTTTCGAACAGCACGCCCGGAGACGCGCGCCGCGAGATCGACGCCGCGCGGCTTCAATGCGCCATTATCGCGGGGGCTTACGCGTGATCCTCCCCGACGTGTGGACCCGATACGGCTTTATTCCGGAGACCGCCGTTGCCTAAACTCACCGCCGCCCAGGCGCTCGAAGACGTCGCCAGCCCCGGCAACATCTGGGACGTGCATGGCGATGAACTTCTCGAAAAGCTGCGCGCACTCGGGTTTCAGGTCATAGGCGATCTCTCCATTGAGGACCGCGCGGCCCGCTGGGTCATTACCTGCGACCACGTCCTCACGCGCGAGACGGCCGAACGCATCGCGCAATATTTTTATAGCTGGCTGAATACGCCCGGCAAAGTTCTGCTGCTGGAGCGCGGCTTCGAGCTTCATCGGGTCGGTTCGGCCGCGCCGGTCCTCGACAGCAAGGAGCGCCCCGATGCGTAAGTTCATCGCCGCTTCCGAATTTCACGGCATGCGCCCCAACGAGGCGGACGAGATAGCCATCCGCTCCGCCGGCTCGGTCTTCGGCGAGTCCTCGGGCCGCTCGATCTCCTACATCTTCTCCGACGAATCCGTCGCGCGGGATCTGCACACGATCGCGACCGCCGGCTGGCAGCTCGAGCATTTCCTCGAAAACCCGGTCTTCCTGTTCGCTCACGACACGAGCCAGCCGCCGATCGGCAAGGTGACGTCGATCGAGAAGCGCGCGCGGCAGCTCGTCGGCACGGTCGAATACGCCGACGCCGACACCTATCCGTTCGCCGACACCATTTTTCGCCTGACCAAGGGCGGCTTCCTCAACGCGACGAGCGTTTCCTGGCTGCCGCTGGAATGGAAGGCGTCGTCCGATCGCAAGCGCCCCGGCGGCATGGATTTCACGCGGCAGGAGCTCTTGGAAATCAGCTCCGTCCCCGTGCCGGCGCTGCCGACCGCGCTGGTGACCGCCCGCGCCGCCGGCATCGACACGGCGCCGATCTTCGTCTGGGCCGAGCGGATGCTCGATAGCGCCAACCAGGTCGCCATTCCCCGCGCCGAACTCGAGGCGCTCCGGAGAGAAGCCAAAATGCCCGCCAGTCCCAAGCCGAAGCCCGAGGCCGCTTTCGACGTCCGCGCCTATGGCGCCGGCGCCCGCAAGCGCGGCCTCTACGAACTCTCCAGCCTGTGCGATCTCATGGGCTACGCCGATTACGTCTGCCGCCGCGTCGAGCAGGAAGCCGAGGACGAGAAGGACGGTTCGCCCGTTCCGGCCCGCATGCGCGCCTGGGTCGACGAGGGCAACAAGATCATCGCCGCGATGGCGGCGGAAGAGACCGCCGAGAACATCCAGGGCACGCAAGACCCGGCCGACGTCGCCGGCGAGGTCGATCGCGGCATCCAGCGCGCGCTCGGGGCCCTCGGCCTCGGTCGCGCCGGCAAGGCGATCAGCGCCGCCAACCACGAGAAATTGTGCCGGGCGAAGAAACACGCCAAGGCGGCGGTCGACTCGCTGACCGAGGTGATCGGCGACGACGACGACGCCGATCCGGAAGACGATCCCGACAATTCCGACGACGGCGACAATGCGGACAACGAACGCGCGCTGGACGAGCGCCGCGCGCGCGCGCTGGCGCTCAAAGCTCAGGAGGTCTGAGCCGTGAAGGTGCAGGACCTCTCCGCGGCGGTCGATCTCGTCGCCAAGCGCGACGCGCTGGCGAAGGCATCCGATGCGCTCGGCGTCATCGCCGGCCGCAACAAGGCCACCGCCCCGGCGATCGCGCTTTCGCAGTCTATCGCGGCGCTCAACGCCGCCGCGCCCTTCCTCGAAGCGGAGGCGATGAAGCGCATGGTCGAGACCAGCCACGCGCTCGCCGAGGCCGCGCTGAAGGTCGCCGCCCAGAAGCTCGAGGAGCTCGGCGTCGAAACGTAATCCCAGCTTCCGCCTCATCAGCGGAATCGCCCTTCGCATTGCCGGCTCTGGGCAGGCCGCAACCGCAACCCCGTGAGGGGTCGCTTCCCCGCCGCGTCGTGAGACGCCGCATAGACGGAGCCTCAAAATGAAGAAGATCGCTGACCTGCGGCGGGAACGCGCCGCGCTCGTCGCCAAGCTCAACACCGACGAGATGCTCGGGGACGCCACGGCCTTCGGCGCAGCCGAAACCGAGCTGACCGCGCTCGACGCCACGATCGCCCGCGCGGTCCGCGCCCAGGCGCTCAGCGCCGATCTCGCCGAGCCGATCATCACCGATCCGCATCTCGCGCCGCGCGCCGCGCAGAAGTTCGAACTCGAGTCGAGCGCCGACGACCGCTTCACCCGCAAGGCGTTCAATCCGGCGATCGCGCGGCAGTTCGACGGCTATGTCCGCTCGGCGCGCGCCGAGATGGGCTTCGTCGTCGATACCGGCAAGCACTTCCGCTCATTCGGCGAGCAATTGCAGGCCGTGGCGAAAGACGCGCTCGCGGCCCGGGCCGGCAAGATGAACCCGGATAGCCGCCTGGTGCGCGCCCCCACCGGCGCTTCCGAGGTCGATCCGACCGGCGGCGGCTTCCTGGTGCAGCCCGACTTCCAGGCCGGCATCTTCATGCTCGCCCACGACATGGGCGACATCCTGAGCCGGGTGAACAAGATCCCGATCAGCGACGGGGCGAACGGCCTGAAGATCAACGCGGTCGACGAAACCAGCCGCGTCACCGGGTCCCGTTGGGGCGGCGTGCAGTCCTACTGGGTCGGCGAAGGCACCACGGTCACCCCGACCAAGCCGAAGTTCCGCCGGGTCGAATTCGACCTCAAGAAGCTGTTCAGCCTCGCCTACATGACGGACGAGCTGCTGCAGGACAGCTCCGCGCTCAACGCCATCCTCGGGCAAGCCTTCGCCGAAGAAATCATGTTCATGACCGAGGACGCGATCTACGAAGGCAGCGGCGTCGGTACGCCGTTCGGCATTCTCAACTCGACGGCGCTGATCAGCCAGGCCAAACAGAACGGGCAGCCCTCGGCGACGATCCTAAAGGAGAACATCGACGGCATGTGGTCGCGGCTCTGGAACCGCAGCCGCAAGAATTCCGTCTGGCTGATCAACCAGGACGCGTTGCCGCAGCTCTTCGGCCTCAACCAGGTGGTTGGCACCGGCGGCGCGCCCGTCTATCTGCCGCCCGGCGGCTATTCGCAGAGCCCCTACGCCACGTTGCTCGGCCGCCCGATCATCGAGACCGAATACAGCGCGGCGCTCGGCTCCCCCGGCGACATCATGCTGGCGGACCTCAGCCAGTACACGCTGATCGACAAGGGCGGCGTGCAGGCGGCGACGTCGATGCACATCGCGTTCCTTACCGATGAAATGGTGTTCCGCATCACCTACCGCACCGACGGCCAGCCGATGTGGAAGAGCGCCGTCACCCCGTTCAAGGGCAGCAACCCCCGCTCGCCCTTCGTGGTCATCGCGCAGCGGTAAGCCAACGAAAATAGCCGACCCCGGCGATTTTCGCCGGGGTCTACGCCGTCATGGCCGGGCCCGTCCCGGCCGTCCACGTTTCAGGGCCTCGGCGCCCGCTTCCAGGAGGCCCCCATGGCCCGCGAATTTTCCGTTCCCAACCAGCTCGTCCCCGTCGCTTTGCTCGCCGCCGCCGCCGACGCGGCCGGCCGCACCTCGGCCTATCACTCGCTGAAAGGCGCGCAGAAGGCCTGGATCGTCGCCCACATCAACCAGGGCAACGCCGCGCAGGTCACGCTCTCGCCGTTGCAGGCGACCAACGTCGCCGGCGCGGGCTCGAAGGCGATCTTCGCCGAGCGCATCTGGCTCAACGACGCCACCGCCTCGGCCGACGCGCTGACGTTGCAGACCGCGCTCGCCGCGACCTTCCAGACCGACGCGACGCTCGCCGACAAGCTGATCATCTTCGAGATCGAGCCCGAGGTGGCGATGGACGTCGCTAACGGCTTCACCTCGATCGCGTTGCAGACCAGCGCCTCGAACGCCGCCAACATCACCGAGGCGCTGCTGCTGATCTATCCGCGCTACCAGGGCGCCGATCTGATCAACACGCTCGTCAACTAAAGCCCCTTCTCCCGCATAGCCCGTCGCAAGACGGGCGTCTCGCAACGCCCTACGGGGCCACCTTCCCCCGCGAGGGGGGGAGGGATCGCCACCCTTTCCGAGAGGCCCCGCCATGGTCACCCGCGCCGGTTTCCGCAATTTCATCCAATACGAATGGGACGACACCAACATGGAGACGGTCGCCTCCTCGGCGGCGCTCCAGTTCGACGACGATTTCATCGGCGCCGGCCATACCGCCGGCGTGCCCGCCGCGGGCTCGCCCGCCGCCGGCTATCCCTGGGTCAAGAAGATCGTCGGCGCCGGGCCGCCGACGGTGGCGCTGGTCAGCAACGCCAGCGGCGGCCAGATGCAAAACGCGCTCGCGGCGACCTCGGAAATCGAGGAAGCCTCGCTCTATTTCAATGACTCGCTGTGCATCGACACGACCAAGTTCGGCGAACTCGAATGGCGCGCGCAGCTCGCCGTCGCGCCCAGCCTCGCCGGCGTGCAGGCCGCGATCGGCCTCGGCTCGGCCTGGGTCGGCGGCCCGCTCAATCTGGCGCGTTACATGTTCTTCTACTGGTCGGCGTCGGGCGCGCTGATGATCGGCGCCAAGGACGGCGTCTCGACCAACTATAGCGCCGCCGCCGCGCCTCCCGGCGGCTCGGCGATCACCTCGGACGCGAACATGCACGTGTTCAGCATTCGCTGGGAGAACCCGGCCGACGTTCAGTTCTGCTACGACGGCAACCGCGTCAACCCGGTCGGCTCTATCGTCTGGGCCGCCAGCGGCGCCAACGCCATCTTCCAGCCCTGGGCGACCGTCTACAAGACCGCCAGCGCGGGTCTGGCGACGCTGAACCTCGACAAGATCGACTTTTTCAGCGGGCGCTGACCGCTTGGCCCCTCCGCCGTGAAACGGGGGAGGGGGGAGGAACCCCATGACCGGCTCCATCATCACCACCAAGACCGACCTCGGCGGGTCGATCACAAAATATTCCATCGCCTGGACCGCCGACGCGTCCGGGAACGTCAACGGCAATGCGTTCGACATCAAGCGCGGGCGCGTCGTCGCGATCAAGTTCATCGCCGGGACGCCCAACCCGACGACCAGCTACGTCGCCAAACTGCTCGACCCAGACAGCGCCGATTTGCTCGGCGGCGCCGGCGCGTCCGTGGCGAGCCCAGCCGCGAGTTACGCGCCCGCGCCGCTCGGCTATTTTCCGACCTTCATCGAAGGTTACGCGGCCGTCACGCCGACCATCTCCGGCGCCGGCGCGAACGCGCAGGGAACCCTCAACATCTACGTCGGGCCGTGATGCGCCCCGGCGTCACTGTTTCGACGATTCTCACGCAGCCGTTGAACTACAACCTCGTCGATCTCGCCGACGTGAAGACGCTGCTCGGTCTGACGGGGACGACCTGTGACCCGTTTCTGAACCTCGTCATTCCGCAGGCGAGCCAGGCCGCGATCAGCTAGTGCAACAACCCGTTCGTGGTCGAGGGCCGCCAGGACCTGGTGTTCCCGCCGCGCGACGAGCGGCCGCGCACGCTGCGCGGCGATCTCGACCCGCTGCAATTGAAACGCTGGCCGCTGACGGCGGTG